TATGTTCCAACCACCCACGACGTTGTAAATAATGGAGCCGTCCGGGCGGATTTGTCCGAGGCGATGGGAAATGTCGGTCAGGACTTGGTTAAGTTCTTCCCAATCTTTCGCTTGGTAGTATTCACGAGGCATTACATAAATCCTACGAGTTTACCAAAAATCAGTGCGATTTGGCCGCATAGCGCGGAAAATTCTTTGTCCTGGTGGTCGGATGGGTATGCGAAGTCGCGTTCGAGTACGGCAAAGGCTATGTAAAGTGCCATGTAGTTAGGCACGTCAGATGTAGGCGCTTTGGAAAAGAGCCAGGTACCTGTAGAGCCTGTCGAGGGCGAGGGGAACAGGCGTGCTGTGCGAAGCGTGTCTTCGCCCGCGTGCCATGCGTGGATAGTATCGTCGGACGAGGCTCGCCATGCGTCATCGTAAGACTCAAGTTGGCGGATGTTTGCAGGAGCGAGTTGCTTTTTCTCGTTAAAGACTGCGAGGATGCGGATGGCGGCTGCGGGCCAAGTGTAGGCGGCAGTGCCGGACGACACGGCGAAGGCGGAAGATTCTACAAGCGGTGGATTTGGGCCTCGTGCAAGATTGCGCATTACCTCACCGTAGAAGACGTTCATGGTGGCTGTGCTGCCGAGACCTCCACCTATCATGTTTGCGAAATCTACTATGTTAGCGCGAGTTAGACCCATTCGCCTCCCTCTATAAAGGGTAAGATGTCTTTTTGAAATTGCTCGACTTTACGGCCGCATTCTGCGTAGTGGCGGAGGTGGGCAAGCAGGACGATTTCGCAGAGGTCGTAGATGATGCCCATCGTGTTGTCGTCGAGGTTGAAGGTATCGTCGGATGAGTTGAGTGCGGATGATTGTTGGACGAACACGCAGGATAGGTTGGTAGTCGAGCCGGGGTAGACGGCTATCATGTTGTTTCCAACGTGCGCCCACGTTTCTGCGCGGGAACCTGTCGAGCGGTGCCAATCGCGGTCGTACTGTTGCATCATGTTCCAGTTTGGAACAAAGGCGATGGTGCGGGAGCTGGCGTAAAGGGACTTCACCTTGATGCAATCGGCTGCGATGGATGTGGTGCAGTAGTAGAGTGTGGTGGCTGACGACATTGTGAGAGTGCCTGTGGTTACTTTGCGTTCGAGCGCGTAGTTGACTACTCGCTGCACCTTGTTCATCACATCAAAGAGGTTAGCGTCGGTGACAGCAGTTCCAGCGCTGCCTATGCGGAGACGAGTTTGTAATACACCTTCAGCAGTTGCTACCGTTGTAGCCATAGCCATTTCTTCACTTTTTCCTTGGTCGACACATATAAAATAGCACAGCCAAACAGGCAAACAGCAAGAATAAACCCCAGCAAACAAAGTGCTTTGTTTCCAATGCCATCAAGTTTAGATCTATCCATTCAAGGCAAGTCACTTGGGGTCGAATTCTACGTGCAGATGCGTCGCCTCCAACACGACCTGAAATTCATCGCCGAGCGCTACTTGGATACGTTCGCGGAGGCGTTCTAACCAACCCTGTTTGATATGTCGGGTGCGGAAGTCTAATGCAAAGCCTTTGTAGTGGTGAGAGTAGTTGCCGTGTTTGCTGTCTGTGGCGGAGGTAATTACGCATTGCGCGTTGTCAAATTCGGCAAAGATTGAGGCGACGATGATGGAAGCGAGTACCATCTCGGGCCGAATGCCGAAAAGTTTTACGCCGGGTTTGAGAGTTAGGTGCATTTACTTCTTCCCTTGTGTCTTGATTGTACGTGTACGCAAATTCTGGAACATTAACTCGTGTAAGTATTTTTCCAATGCGTCAACGACTGAATCGTAATCAAGAACCTTGGCGGCTTTTTCGTGCGCTTCGATAAAGCCACGGCTGAAGTCGGGAAAGATGGCAGGACGCGCACCTTTCTCGGCTGCTATGAGTTTATAAGCCTTAGCGAGCTGCGTGGGTCTTTCTCTTCGGACAATGTTGGGTTTGTTAGGTTTGTCGGTGTTAGCCATATATATACTTATTTGCTCTTGTACCGTGTTGGTGCTGGTTTGGTAGCGCGGACTTGGTTGGGTCGAGCTTCAGGAATTACAATCAATTCAGGTATCTCGCCAAGTTCCTCATAAGCCCGCAATGTATGTGTTCCATCGCTTACCCAAAATTTTCCAGGAGCGTCGCTACGCCTAAGTGTGACTGGAGGACGCTCACCCATCTGAATGCGTTCTTTTAACCAATCAACTTTTTCACGGTGAAAAGGTTCTGAAAAATCGTAAGATTGTTTCCAATCAATCCTTCTGCGTAGTTTTGACCACAGTGAAGGAAAGTTCTTTGTGGAGATGTTTGAAGTACCGAGCATCATTGCTGCGTATGCTGGGTCTTGCATCTTCTCACCGAATTGACGAAAGGATTCAGCGATGTACGCACCTACAGGCTCATCGAAGATTGTCTCTTCAGCAGATTTGTATATATCCTTTTTCTTATCTGCCAATTACCAACTCCTGTTGCCGCGTATGTATACCTCATCGTGTGCGGTTCGGATGTCGGATGCCATGAATGTCGGGTCGCGTCCGATGTGGGAGAGAATGAGAGTAGTATCATCCGTCCCACGGTCGGCCTTTTGGGCCATCTGGATGTAGTTCTCCCAACGGGTGCGCTGGGTATTCATCTCGTTACGATAAACGGCTGCGGCGTCTATTTGACCCTTTGAGAGGGCACTTGCCATCATGTAGCGATAGAGGTCGATGAGCGCACCCTCCTTGAGCATAAACGGGTCGACTTGGGGAGGGATGGTGGAAGTGATCGTGAGGGTGGACGGCATATCCCAGTAGACGTAGTGGATTATTTCGCTGTCGTCGTTGTAGGGGTAGAATTCGACCATCATTGCGCCGGAAGAATCGACGCCGACTTGAACCATCGTGTCGGGAAAAGCGCCCGTGATGGTGCGACCAGGGGCATCGCGGTCGAGGTGGTCGATTGAAGTTACGTTGATAGGCATGCGCAGACGTGTAAGCATGGCGTCACCGAGCCAGCGAACGGTGGCACCGAGGGAGTGGTGGCGCTTTACGAGGACGTAGGATTTAGACGAGCCGGTGTCCTCGGAGTAGTTGGTGGTGAGGGTCATCTCGGTGTCGGATGAGAAACCGGCGCATTGATACCACGCTGAGTCGGCCCGGAAGTACCACTTGGTTGATTCGGCTGTGGTAGAAGGTGCGGTTGCCCATGTGGTCGAGGTGCCGGTCACGGTGACAGAATCACGCGTCACGGCTACGACGCCCGTGGATACGTCAGCGGGGATTTGGAGTTCGCCGATTTTGCGCAGGTGGCGTGGACGGAAGCGAGTGCAGAGTTCTTTGTAGCGGGAGTCGAGCCATCTGACTCCGAGCAGAAAGCCTGCGTCCGTGTTGATGGATGCGAGTAAGTCGCGTGCTACTTCTTCGGTTGTCGCCATTACTTCTTACCCTTACGTTTCTTCTTGCCTTTGTGGGTGCCTTTGATGGTGCCCTTGTTTTGTGAGGCGTAGAACACTTCCTCACCCTTTTTTGCTCCGTACTGCTTTTTCATGGCGCTTTTTATTTTTTTGCCCTTTTTTGTCAGCGGCATTTGGTGCTCCTGGTAAGGGGGTGCTGGGTTGCAATGGAGTGCTCGGTGGATTGTTTTGACGCATGGGGTCGTAGCCTGTGAGCCGTCTGCCTGCGCCTGTTGTCGGGGGTTTAGGCACGGCTTCGAGCATGAACTCCATACCTTGTGGAGACAAAGTGCATCGGGGAAGGATAACGCAGTCATATTTTGCAAGAATATCTTGAATTTCCTTCATACATTCTTGTTGCCTGCGCATCCCGTCCCCGATGCTCGCGCCGTATTCCTCATAGGCGGCTTTGATTGCCGCTTGAGTTTCAGCATCCTCTAACTTTTTAACCATCCTCATCCTCCTCTTAGGTTGCGTACACAGGCGGCGAGAGTAGACCGGACTCTCCGGACTCGCCGGATATGTAGTTGTTAATGCAGGAAATGGTAGCGGTGGCGTTCACAAGAACAGCAGGAATGCCGTCGCCACCAGCAGCGGACGATTCACACTGGACATAATTGTTGTGAATACAACCTTTGCCTACCTTGCTACCGACGTTGATACCAAAAGCAGTACCACTCGCCATTGCGACCGAGATTCTGTTGTAGCCGATGTTGAGACCGTAGATGCTGACGGTGTCGGCCATGAGAATCGGGGCTTCGGCGGTACCGGCTGAAGTCCATCCGCAGACGAAGTCGTTGTTCAGGATGGTAACTTCGTGATGAGCACCGAGAATCAGGATGCTGCAACTACCGGCTGCTGTAGGTTGCTGGAAGTAACAGTTTGCAACATACAGACCGTCGGAGCCGTTGTTGGTGTCGGAAGTGGTGATGCAATCGTGGAAGCAGTAAGTTGAAGCAACCACTTCCTCGAACCTGCAATTGGTAATCATTGCGCCTTTGGCCTCAACAAGGATACCGTTGGCGGTTGCCGTGGTGCCCGAGATGAGTTTGATGTTGTGGAGGCGCGTGTTTGCGCCAGCGATCTGTACCTTCGCCGATGCGGAACTAAGGGTGAAGGTGGGTTGGTAATCGTAGTTACCGAGACCCCAGACAGTTACGTTGACGTGTGAGCTATCGACAGTGAGGGCACCTGAGCTTACCGTGTTGCCTGTTGTGGTAAGGCTTTCGGTGTGCCCAGGCATCAGGATGATGCAGTCGTTGTTAGTCGACTTGTTGAGGGCATCCTGTACTGTACGATAGGGTTTGTCTCTTGAGCCGTCGTAAGCGGACGAGCCGATCACGGAAGACACGAAGTAGACGTTACCGACTATGATAGGTAAACCACCGGATAAGGCAGGTACACCGCCGAGGTGGTATACCATGTCATTATATGTAGGCATAACTTACCTCCTTATCCTGGGCTACCATCAATACCTCTCCAAGTGCCGTAGCCCTTGGTGTGTCTTTGGTAGACAGTTGCGATTGCGTTCTTGGTCCACGGATCGTCGAACATGTCGAAGATCGGGTGGTCACGCCACATGAAGTTGAGGTCGTGAACGCCCTTGTTCGCGGTGAGGAAGTGATAGTCGGTGGTGGTGAGATAGTGACACACCATCCAACGCAGGTCTTCCTCGACGAGTGCGTTGATCTCGTTGTCGGCTTTGTACGCTTTGTGCGGAGAGCCGAGAATCTCGCGGACGGCGAACTTGTTCTTGGGAGCTATGAGGTACATGGCGGGGGCCATGAGGCGAGGCATGTTGCGCTCGTCTGTCATTTCCTCAAAGCGGGTGATTGCGTTTTGCAGGTAGGTCTGTGAAACGCCGATAGCCACTTTGGGGTTCGTTGGCGCGAGAAACGCCGTCGAGTCCCACGTGTCCGGTGGAGCAAAGGGGTTCTGCGGAGAAGCCCATCTTGCCTGAGCCGGAGGTAAAGGCGTTGTTGAGGACGTACCACGCGTCGACTTCTTGGCGGTTGCGTGAGGCGCGGGCAAGTTCTGCCACCATCTCGCGCATGATGCCGTAAAGTTCGTCTCTCCAGGCTTCCCAAGTAATCTCGACTGCCATACCGAAAGCAGCGGCGGTGTAGGTTTTCGTTCCGCCGATGAGGATTTGGTCGAGTGAGAAGGGTGCGCCTTCTGTTTTACTGGGAAGTGTTCCAAGACCGGAGACTTGCTGGTCCGTTACCGGGTTCCATTCCATGTCTTGGACGTTGAAGAAGAGAGGATACTCTAACGGGCGCTCTTTGCCGGTGTCGACGTAAACCTTGCGGAGATCAGGTGCAACCAGTGCACTGATGTATCCTCTAGTGGTTACAGCCATTTGTTAAGTTCCTCCTTAGTTAGATGCCAGTTTCTCTTGGTGCTCGGGTTACGTGCTGAGCTTGCTATGCCACGGTGAGTCGGTCGAGTAACTTCTTCCGTTGAAGATAAAGTATGCTCTCGCATAAGAAGTACCGGTTGCGTCCTTGCCGCCTATGATCCAAGCGCCAGCGGCGGTTGAAGCGGTGGCGAGGTCGATTACCCACACGTTGGTGGACGGGCACACGGTTGCGGAGTTGGTGAGCATGTAGCTTTTGAAGAAGTTGCTGGCCTGTAGTACAGCACTTGCAGTAGTTGCGTGCGCAACTATTGCGGAGAAGACTGTCTGAGGCGTAGCCAGGTAAAATTGCCCGGTTACGCTTCCATCTGCCGTGGAACGCATAGGAGCCGCTGCTACACCGATGACGCCTTGAGCGGCATTACCGCTGGTCATAAATTCGTAATGACCGGTAGCGTCCCAGATGAGCAAGGTTCCTTGGTCCCAAGCTGTGGCAGAATAGCCTTCAGGTGCAGTTACCATGACAGGAGGCCCACCGCCGAGCATGAACTCGAATTGAACTCTTGAGCCTGATGTTACAGCCATTTTGGATATTCCTCCTAAGTTAATGTTTACTTACTTACCTTTACGCTGGGTTACGAACCCGAGTATCGTAGAGTTCCTCGCTAATCTTTCTTCGGGGATGGTATGCCAGGGACGTCTCCATCCCGTAGTTTTCTGTCTATATGTTGCATCGCTACATCGCGGGCAGCGGCTTTGCGTTCCATGACGTCAGCTAGGTTGCGTCCGCCGACGTCTACTTTCGAGAGGTCGTCGTATATTCTAATGCCCGATTTATCGGAGAGTTCTTGAAGGCGTGCCTTGATGCCAAGGTATTGTTCGTCCCGGCGTTTTGCCTTCTGCTCTTCGATTTCGAGGTAGCGTTCTCTGGGGATTTTCATAAGGAGGACGTCGCCTATGCGGCGAGTGCCGTCCACCTCTTTGTATTCTTGACATTCCGGGTCGGAGCCGGTTACGACTCGCCAGCCGAGGTACTTCTTTTGCCAGACGAATTGGCTGTTGAGGCCATAGTAGACCCAGCAATATTCCCAACCGGGTTGACGGTTGGTTACGTGGGAGCCGTCGAGCATACCTTCGGGGCGCAGGCGGGATAGAATTTCGCGGTCGGGTGCGACGACGTCGGGGTCTATTCCGTAGACTTCAGGGCCGGCGGTTTCGGCGCGTTCGGCGAGTTCGTCTGCGCGGCGTGCCAGTTGCTCGTTGCGTTTGTAGCCCGCTTCTTCGAGGTCGGCTTGACGCATACCTTCATCGAAGAGGTTCACGCGCATCAGGAGTTCCTGGCGTGTGGCGGATTCTTCGGCGTTGATGCCGCGGTTGCGGCATTCTTCGACGAGTTCTTCACGGTTCATGTTTACGATTTGTTTGCCCATTATTACTCTTCCTCCTCTTCTCCTCTAAAGTATGCTTTGCCTGTCTTCGCCCAGTAGTCTTCCCAACTTTTATAGCCCTGTGCTTTGTACATTGCGTCGAAGTTGCCTTGGTACTTGGGGTGTTGTTTCACGGCTTCGATGGCCTCGATGGGAAGCACTTCGGTCGGGTCGGGGATGCGGTTGGGGTCGTCGGCTTGAGATTTGGTGCGTCCGGGTCCGCCTGTGGGAGTTTGTACTGGAGCCTCCTCGGTTGTTTTGCGTAAGTTCTCTTGAATCTTAAAGTCGAGGACTTTGTCTACGTTCTTGCCGATGGCGTAGCGGTAGGCGGCGTCGAGGACTTCGGGAGACATGCGTTGGTCGGGAGTCATGGAGTTGATGCTCTCGTCGTATGCTTCCTTGACCTCGGGGATTTTCAGGAGTTCCATTTCCTTTGAGGCGACGCGGCCTGAGAGTTGGCTGATAGCCATTGTGCCGAAGGTGCGGAGTTCGTCTATGCGAGCGCCGTATTTCACGTCGGCTTTGGCGTTTTCGAGTTTGCTGATTTCGCGTTGGATTTTCGATGCACCCTTGCCCTCTTGCACGGCGACTTCGAATTGTTCGTAGAGTTGTTCGAGTTTGCCGTCGATTTGCGCCATTTGTTCTTCGGTTGACGGGCCGCGGGGTTGTTCGGGTTCGCGGCGCCGAGGTTCGCCGAAGTTGCGGAAGGATGCCGATAGTCCTTCGACCATGCCCTTGAGTTCGGCGAAGTCTTCTTTGGTTGCGTATGAAGGTTTAGGTTCTACGGGTGTTTCCATGTTGACGTCGGGATTAGCGGCGTCGTCTGTAAATTTTTTATCCTCTGGCATTTGCCTCCTCCTTGCGGTATGCCTCGACGATGTGAAATAGTTCGGTGAGCATTTCGTGCTTGCCTATCATCATCTTGGCTTTGTCTACTTCACCTTCTTTGATAAAGTCGTTTGCCTGTGCGAGTACACGGTCTCTGCTTTTCTTCAAGTCGACTACGAAGTCGGCGTAGGCGGCTGTGTTGTTGAGTACGATGCGCATCCAGAGCGGTGCCTCGGTGTAAATGGCGGTTGGTTGCTGTTCCCTCACTACTCCCTGCATGTCTTTTCCTTCTCTTCGCGCGGATTTGCTTCTTGATGGATAACATTTTTAATTTTGCGTAGTTGGCTACTTTCATGTTGCCGCGCTTTAGTGCCTCGTTGCGGAGTTGCTTGTGCTGTGCGAGTTTATCGTACAGTTTTTCAAGAGGCACGATTTACATTCCTTTATTGGCTCCAAGGGATTTGCGGTTGCTGTGCTTGGCTGAACATACCGAGCAGTTGTGTGATAGCGTCTTGGGGTTGTTGAGACATTGCCGAGTTGATTTCGTCCTCGATGTCTATGACGAAGAGAGCGGGGTCGCGGACTTGGTCGAAGGTGCGGATTGTGCGGTCTATCATCTCTCCGGCTGCGTCGGCGATTTTCATGGCTACGTTCTTGACTTCGGGTGGAGTTTGTGGATTCGAGGCGATGGCGACGAGTTCGAGGGTTCGTTGGTAGTAACCCGCGAGGACTTGGACGAGCAGCATGGCGTTCTGACGATCGGCCTCACGGTTGATGGATGCGGTAGCGGCTGTGAGTTCGATTTCCATGTTCTCGTCGAAGTTTTCCCTGCCGAGGATGGAGATTACACGGGAGCCGTCTTCGACTCCGAGGACTGCCATAATGTGTTGGATAACTTTTTGACTACCTGCGAGGACTTTTTCCTGGTAGCGGTACATGCACTGCATGATGGAGTTGCAGATTGCGCCCTTGGCCCCGTCGAAGGCGGGTGTGAAACGTTTGTTTACCTGTTGTAAGAGGGACATGGCAGTGATGCCGGGGAGACGGGAGCCGAACATTTGGCCCTTGGGTGATGGGGCTAGTTCGTTTGCGCCGACGCGGCGTTCGGCGAGTTGCATCAGGAGAACTTGGTTTTGCATGATGGAAGGGTAGACGTCTGCCATCTGTTCGGGTTTGAGGTCGCTGTCGGGGTCGATGAGTTCGATTACGCGGTTCGGCCAGATGCGCATGTTCTCGGGGATACGTCCTTCACGTCCTTTCCAGATGCGGCAGTTAGCGAGGAGAGCGTTCAGGGTGGCGTAGTTGTGAAGGTTCGTCATCTCTTCCTGGTAGGGGGAGAGCATTTGCAGCACGCCGAGACCGTATGGCATGTGTGCGCGGCGTTGGTAAGAGAAGGTTTCGATTGGACGGCGGTCGTATGGGTTGAAGGCGCAATAGAGAACTTTGCGGGATGTGCGGTCGAAGACGACGTACAGGTCTTCACGGATGTCATCGTTGTCTATGTCGAAGTAGACGTAAGTGTCGATGATTTCATAGAGTGAGCCTGCGCGTTCGATGCCCTGGATGTGTTTGCCGAGTGTCTCCCGACGGGTGGATACCCAATCCTGTGCAGCGGCTTTCGCTGCTAACGATACGTTCCAACCGTTACGTTGTCCCCGTTCGTTTACTTCGTACTCGGTCAACCAGAAGCGGAGACCAATCCACGGGAGCTGGTCGATGTCGGACGTCTTGGTGCCTGCGGGGATGATGCAGTCTTCGATGGGAATTGCCCAAACGCGGGGAGATTGGGTGAGGATGGACGCTACCTTTGTCTTGCGCCGTTCTTGAGTCCAGGGGATGTAAAGGCAACCCGTGCCGAGTTGGACGTCGTCGAGGATAGCGTCGTCCGAGGCTTCGCGGATGTGGGATTCGTTGGCTGCGACCCAATTGACGAAGCGTTGAAAGGCTTTGACGCTGGCGGAATGCTCCTTGTCGCCTTTGAGTTTAGGGAGACCACGGACAGTGACGAGCGGAGAGGCGGTGTAGATTAGGTCGATCATCTGAGCGTAGAGAGCGTCTGCGGCAATGGCTCCAAGGGTGATCTCGATGTTCGGGGCGTTCTCGACGGGGAAGTTTTTAACGGGGTTCTTGGGGACGCCTTCGTATTGGCGAAG